GGGAGTAGCAAGAGTTCTCGGTATTAAAATATTCTACACTACTGATGCAGCTAACGACGCATAAGGAATTTAGATATGAGAGATTTAAAAAATAAACTTACCACATCAGGTAAGGGTTCAACAAATATACAATCACATAGAGGTAAATCTTTTGGTTATCAAGTCTTAGGATTTGGTTCTGGTGGAGGTGTTCCATTTATTGGGACTGCAAGTTTTTTAGTTGTATCAGGCGGTGGAGGAAACGCAGTAGGACAAGGTTCAAATAGAGAAGCTGGTTCTGGAGCAGGTGGTTTAAGAACATCATTTGGATCTACATCAGGTGGAGGTGCTTCAGCACAAAGTGACTTAACTCTTACAGCAGGCGCACAATATACTGCTACAATAGGTGCAGGCGGAAGCGGACATGCTTCAGGAGCTGCAAGTTCATTTGCAGGCCCAGATATATCAACAGTATCTTGCACCGGTGGTGGTCAAGGTTCAGATGGTGATAATAGACCTGGCCATGCTGGAGGATCTGGCGGTGGTGGCTGGTACTCTGGAGGAAGTGGCGGTTCTGGAACGTCTGGAGAAGGATATGCAGGTAGCGTAGGATTTAGTGGTAACCCTTATGGGGGTGCTGGCGGAGGAGCTGCAGGTGCAGGCGGTAGAGATACAGCAAATGGACCAGGTTTAGCTGTTTCTATAACAGGTGGTAGTGTAACTTATGCTGTCGGCGGTGATTCAAACCAATATCCATCTACAAGTAGAAATGCCAGTCCTGCTGCAGGCAGTGGAAGTGGTGCAAGTGGAGTAGGAACTGGAGGAAGTGGTGTAGTTATTATAAGAATAGCAGCAACAGATTATACTGGTACAACAACTGGTTCTCCAACAGTTACAGACGATGGTGATTACAAAGTTATAAAATTTACAGGGACGGGAACATATACTTCATAAAATATTATGGCACATTTTGCAAAATTAGACGGTGGAAATATAGTCGAAACAGTTGAAGTAGTACATAATGATATTGCAACAACTGAACAAGCTGGTGTTGATTTTTTAAATAATCTTTATGGTACAAGTGATGTTTGGAAACAAACATCTTATAATACTAAGGAAGGAGAACATCTATTAGGTGGAACTCCTTTGAGAAAAAATTATGCTGGAACGGGTTATAAATATGATGAAAGTAAAGATGCTTTTTATGAACCACAACCTTATCCATCTTGGACATTAAATGAAACATCTTGTATTTGGGAACCACCAGTTGCTAAACCAGAGGAAACACAAGAACAGTTTGACAATGACGATAGATACAAATGGAACGAAACAAATCAAACTTGGGATTTAGTAAATATTTCAGAATTAGAATAAATATTTTGTAAAAGAATATAGAAAGAAAGTGTAGATTATCAAAATGAATAGAACTTTTATTCGTATAGATAATTTCTTATCTAAAGAAGAATGTAATAAACTTATTGAAAAATTTAAACAATCAAAAGATTCAGTTTTAAAATATAGAAATACATTTACTTTAAAAATTAAACCAGAAAATATTTTAGAAAGAATAAATAATCAATTTAAATTTCATAATTTTTTAAAACCAGATAATTGTGAGATAGTTATGTGGCCAGTGGATTCTTATATGAAAATACATATTGATAATGGAGATAAGTTTTCTTTCTTCTTATATTTAAATGATGATTTTGAAGGAGGAGAAACAGTTGTAGAAGACATTACAGTTAAACCTAAACAAGGTAGAATAATAATCTTTAGTAATGGTGTTATGTATCATGAAGTAAAACAAATTAAAAAAAATAATAGGTTTATGTTAGCAGGGTGGTATAATTAATATAATCTAGAAATAATATGAGAAAAAGATTATTTGTTTACAAAGACGCCTATGATTTTTTATATGAAGAAGCCGCAAAAGAAGCTGCTGATTACATAAAAAAATATTTAAAGGACGTTATTATAACCGATTTTGGTTGGTGGGAAATAACTCTTCAAAAAATAAAACATTCAAAAATAAATGGTTTATGTATGGAATTTGGAGTTCATCAGGGAAAAAGTATAAATTATTTTTCTGAAAAATGTCCAGATAAAATTTGGTTTGGTTTTGATTCCTTTGAAGGTTTTCAAGAAGATTGGAAAGGTGGTTACTTTGCTAAAGGAAATTGTTCTTTAGAAGGAAAAGAACCTGTAGTTAATAGAAATGTAAGATTAGTTAAAGGTTGGTTTAAAGATACTTTACCAAAATTTTTAAAGTTAAATAATACTGAAATATGTTTTGTGCATATAGATTGCGACACTTATGAATCAACCAAAGAAGTTTTAAATATATTAAACTCAAAAAAATTAATTTCTGGTACCTTAATATTATTTGATGAATATTTAAGTTATGTAGGTTGGAAACAAGGAGAATTTAAAGCATGGCAAGAATTTGTAAAAGAAAACAACATTAAATATAAATATGAAATGTTCGGTGAAAGACAAGCTTTGGTTAAAATAATATGAATTTTAATTACCTATTTCCTAGTGTGGTAGCACAGGATTTTTTTGATGACCACAGTAAAATTGAAAAAGATTTAGTAAACTATATTATGAAACTAAAGAAAGAAATTAAAAGTGGTGGTCGAAACTGGGTATCAAAAGATACATACACAACACTAAACGAATATGATGTATTGAAAGATGATAAATTTAAAACGATAAATGATTTTGTAATGAACGCTATAGCAAACTATATTAATAAATTACATATTAACTATAACTTTAACTGTGCAAGTGGTTGGTTTAATGTTTATGGTAAAAATGATTTTCAGGAATATCATAATCACGTAGCACATACTTTATCTGCCATTTACTTTTTAAAATCAAATCAAAACGAAAATGCTAAGCTATGGTTTAAGCGACCATTTGCTAATAGAAGTAATGATATAAAAAGCGATAAGAACGAAATTTTTGATGAGAGATATTTTTATAAACCTATTTCAGGTAGTGTGGTAGTGTTTCCGTCTTCTTTGGAACATTGTGTAGAAAAAGAAAATTCTAATAAAACTAGAATAACAATGGCGTATAACTTTAATATGAATAATAAATCGGAGGTATAATGAAACAACCTATTAATAACCCATCTTGGAATCTTTACTTAGATCAAGTATGTAGTTATGCTTATTGGCAAAAATTATTTACTAAAGAAGAATGTAATAAAATAATTAAGATTGCAAAGTCTAAAGGTTTAATCCAAGGAAAAACTAGAAAAAATAAAGTAGACAAGATTAGATCAAGCAAAATTTGTTGGTTATATGCTTCTGATGATTTAGAATGGATTTTTAAAAAGGTTACAGATGGTGTTTTAAATCTTAATGATAGATTTTTTAAATTTGATATTTTTGGATTAAACGAAGGTTTTCAATTTACAAATTATAAAGCTCCTGGAGATAAATATGGAAGACATATAGACCGATCTCAAGATATGATCGTAAGAAAATTATCTTTAACTATACAATTAACTGATCCTAAAGAATACGAAGGGGGAGAACTATACATATATGAAGGTGAAAAAGGAGAAAAAATGAAACAAGGACAAGGAGATTTAATTTTATTTCCATCATATATGTTACATGAAATTAAACCAGTAACAAAAGGAGAAAGAAACTCTTTAGTCTGTTGGGTAACTGGAAAACAATTTAAATAAAAAGTGAATTATAATCTATTTTCTGTAGGTATTTATAAAACTAAATTAAATTTAGATGTTGATATTATAATAAAATATTTAAAAAATTTAAAAAAGAAAGATAAAGGTAGAAATATTAGTAACCCTAAAGGTATGGGTTGGCAATCTAACGATTTAAATTTAGGTGATTTTATAGAATTACAAGAACAAATAAAACCACATCTATTAGATTATATGAATACTGTATCTTTAGCCGGTACTGCTAAACTTACTTCTATGTGGGCAAACATAAATAGTTATAAAGATTATAATGAAGCGCACACACATGCAGCTGCTCAAATTTCATTTGTTTATTATTTACAAACCCCTGAAAATTGTGGCGAAATATTTTTTGAAAACCCATTTAAGAATATAGATATTTTATGGGCTAATTGTAAAAAAACTTATACTCCCTATACAGCTTCTCAAGTAATAATGGGTGCTGAAGAAAATAATTTATTTATCTTTCCAGGCTGTTTATTTCATGGAGTAAAACCTAATCTAAATAAAAAAGAAGATAGGATTTCTATTTCTTCTAATATACTTATACAATAGTGAATTATTTACACAAATATAAAGTCCCAAATTTTTTAAAACATAAAAATAATATTATTAATTTAATTAAAAAAATACCTGTTAATTCTTATAAAGATGAAACACAAAGTATAAGTCATACCGATTGGAATACTGCAACTTCAATGAAAAGAGAATATTTAGATTATATAAAAAATAATATTTTCCCTGAATTTGGTTTATATATTTGTCAAAAGTTTAAAGTAAATAAATTAGAAATAAAAAATGTTTGGTTTCATCTTTATAAAAAAAATGATTTTCATAACATTCATTTACATGGTGGATGTCATTTTAGTAGTGTTTTTTATATTAACTTACCAAGTAAATTAAAAACTAAAATATATGATTTAGATGATAATGTTATTAATTTTAATGTATCAGAAGGTGATATAATAAGCTTTCCAGGTTTTTTAAAACATGAATCATTAATAAATTTAAGTAATAAAAATAAAATAATAATTTCGTTTAACTCAGATTTAGTATTATAATGAAAGATATCAAAAGAAATTTTTTAAATAAAGTAGTTTTTGAAGATTTGAATAAAGCAGTATTGGGTCATCTATTTCAATGGTACATACAAGACGTGACTGGCCCCGAAGATAAACACAAACAATTTGTTCATATATTTTATATAGATAATAATATTTCAAGTAATCATTTTGATATTTTAAGACCTATACTTCACAAGCTAAATATAAAAAATTTAATTAGAATTAAACTTAATTTATTAACTAAAACTAATAAGACTATAGAACATGAATTTCATCAAGATAGTTCATCTTCTAATGCCCTTACTTCTATTTTGTATCTTAATACAAACAATGGCTATACTAGATTTAAAGATAAAAAAATAAAATCAAAAGCAAATACATTAATTACATTTCCGAGTAATACGTTTCATTCAGGAGCAACGTGTACTGACGAAGAATTTAGATTAGTATTAAATATAGTTTATGAAAAATAGCTAAAAAAGGTAAGTCTACAAAGGTTGATATCCAAGCTAGATTTTAAATAAATCTCCATATATAGCTAGTAATTTTTATAGAATTACTTTATTTTTGTTATATAATAAAAATTATGCCATTAACAAAATTAAATTTTCAACCTGGATTAGATACTGAAAATACAGAAACCGGCGCAGAAGGTAGATGGATTGACGGAGATAAGATCAGATTTCGAAAAGGACTTCCTCAAAAAATAGGAGGCTGGAATAAGTTTAGTACAGCTTATTATGTTGGAGTAGGAAGAGCTTTAGAACAATGGTTTTCTTTAACTGGAGCTAGATACGAAGCTCTAGGAACTGATAGAAAAGTTTATGCTTATGCTTCTGGTGATAATCAAGATATTACTCCTATAAGAGAAACAGCTACTTTAGTTAATGCTTTTACTACTACTAATACCAGTGCTAATGTAACTATTTCTGATACTTCACATGGAGCGATAATAGGAGATTTTGTAACTCTTACAAGTTCAAGTACAACAGTAGGAGGAATTCCTGCTACAACTTTAGATGCTGAATATGAAATTTTATCTATTACTAATGCTGATGCTTATATAATTTCAAGTAATGTTACAGCTACATCAACAGTTGGTCCTACTGCTAATTGTACAGCTACTTATCAATTAAATATAGGTCCCGGTCTTCAAACTTTTGGATACGGTTGGGGATCAGGATCATGGAGTGCTAGTACATGGGGAACTCCTCGAAGTACCTCTAATGTAACTTTAGATATGAGAATGTGGTCTATAAATAATTGGGGAGAAGATTTAATTATAACTCAAAAAGATGGCGCAACTTATGAATGGGATACTTCTGGCGGAATGACAGGTAATAGAGCTACAGTAATTGCTAATGCTCCTACTAATTCTACTTTATCAATGATATCTACAGAAACTAGACATGTAGTATGTATGGGTACAGAAACAACTATTGGTGATACAGCAACTCAAGATAAAATGTTTATTCGTTGGTCTGATCAAGAAGAATATAATCAATGGACTCCTAATGTAACTAATTCAGCAGGTTCACAAAGAATAGCAGGTGGA